CCGAAGGAAGGATGTTCGGGTCGTTGAACGAGTTCATCTTCCCGGCGGTGTTGATGGCTTCTTCGATGAACTCAGCATCCCAATCGTCAGACTTAGCCATCTGTCGAAGTTCAAGTTCAGTCATGAACGTGCGGCGGAAGACTACACGGGCGTTCTGAAGGTCGATGGTTTCAGGCGGGAACGAGATTTCGTCAAATGGCTTGAGTGCCACGATGCGTGGCATGTTCTTTGCGACGTACTGCTCGGGAATGTAGGCTACGCCGGACTCACGCATTTCACGAACCGCAGAAAGCACGTCCTTAAGTGCCATGTCTTTCAGATACATCGTGATGAGGTCAGCGGCATACTGTTCCTTGGTCTTGTCAGCGATGGCTTCCATCAATCCGGCAAGAGGGCTGGTCGGGTCCTGCTGGGCGGCCATCTGAGCAAGGGCGGCAAGTTCTTCCGCACGGACGACTTGGAAACGAGTGCCCATTTCCTGCTCCCAATAGACGTGCATGGCAGACCATCCGTATTGCTGGGTGTAGTTGGCGGCAAGTTCGGCTTCGTTGCGAAGGTCGGCCTTAATCTTGTTCATCATCCAGTTCATCAGGATGTTGGCACCAGCGGAGGGACCAGCATCGTTGATTTCAGTTCCGTTGACCCGGACGTTGCATCGGTCGAACGTCGTCATCAGGATAGAGACGATTTCGTTGATGGTGTTGTCGACAAGACGGACACGGACGTCGGACGCTCCCTCGAACGGGAACGCCGGGTCGCCGTCAGGACGCATGTCGCTGTGCTTCTTGCCGTCGCCGGACTGGCCTTCCCAGCGAGCAAAACGAATGTTGTCGTTGTCGATTACTCGGGCCGTGTTGGACCCGTGGTTCAGCGAACGCTGAAACTCATGGAAAAGGTATCCTACGTCGGGCTTGCCCGTCGAGTAGACGAACTTGTCCTCGTTATTGCTGTCTGTCTTCATTAGTAGATGGTAGTTTTAGAAAGTCGTCCCGGTGGTATCTCCGGTGGTTGCCCTTAGTACGATAGGTGCGTACTTTGCCTTGGTCGGCCATTTTTTCGATGATTTTCCGTCCGAATCCGGTCATGTTCATCGCTTGGGAGCGAGTCAGTAGTGCGGGTGGTTTGAGCATGTTAGTAAGAGCCTCCGCCCCAAGAACGCATGGCGTCGTGTCCCTGATACTCCGGGTCCATGACCATGAGGTAACGTAGGCAGTCGACAGGGTCCTTCGTGGCCCCCTTGTCGCCGTCCTTTCCCGTCCACTCACGGAGACAGTAGGTCAGGTTCTGGCAGTCCTCGGAAACGTAAAGATTGGGGTGATTGACTGAGGTAAGCGGCTGATTGTGGTCGTAGGCGAACCCATCGTTAATCATCGCCACACCTTGCTCAATGCGGATACCAGCGGCCGGGCGAAAGTGCATAGGTGCTTCACCCGAGTCCAGAAGTTCGATGAGTGAGATGCCACCATCGTCCATTGAAGCCTTAGAGCCTCCAGCCCGAGGGTCGATGAATCGCTCACAGATTTCTTCGCTTCCTTCGAGTTCTCGGACAAGTATCTTGTAATCTTCGATTGAGCGTCCGCAGTTATTGCGTTGTCCAGAACCTGCTTTGCCGTCTGGCGAGGAGTCCGGCATGGCCCATTCGCCTTCCGACAGGTCCGGCCACTCCCGGTAGACGTACATTTCGCCCGTTTCCGAGACACGGAGCCACAGCATGAACCAGTTTCGGGCTCCGGCTGGGTCGACGACCATGTAGTTGGTGCCTTCTTTCGGGATTTTGTCCGGGGAGATGGTGTTTGCTTCCGTGAACCTCGGGAATTGGTTCCCCGTGACGTTGTCTGCCCATCCATACGCTCGGATTCTGATTTCATAAGGCTTTTTGGCCTCCAGCATCTTCTTTAACTGGCTGAAGGGGTTGTAAGGGTTGAGTTGGGAGTGAAACCACATGACCATGGCACTTCGGCCGTGGCACTTTGCCTTGTAAGGCATGGTTCCAGCCGGGCATCCGGTCACATGCACCCCGGGTCCAAGAAGTTCGGCCTGTTTAAACTCCGTAAACTTGCATCCGGAGACGTAGTCCTTGACGACCGGGCTGTATCCGTGAATCGGAGTAAAGGTAGTCACCAACTTGCCAAGACGGGTCACGATTCGGTAGCGGAGCGTCTCTACCCAGTCCAAGGGCACCAATTCGTCGCACCAGATAAGGTCGACCTCGCCACCTTCGATGACTTCACGCTTTTGAGCGTAGTTCATGAAGAAGCATTGGCTTTTGTTCGGCAGAATGAACGTTCCGTCAGAGAAACCGTTCTTCTGGGTATACTGGACGTTCGTTACCTTGTTTTTACGCAGTTCCTTGTACTCCGAAGGCAGATACTTGTAGACGACGTTCTGTTGCATCTCGATAGACGACTTGTTCGTCGTGTGGAGGCACCAGACACGGGCGTTAGGCGTGTTGATAAGCGTCTGAACGACACGCTTGGCCGCCCATTCGGTCTTGGAGGCACGATTGCCGCCAAGAACAAGCAGTTCGTTACAGTCTTTAAGCAGATTGTCGGCCTCTTTCCAATGCGGAAGGTCAAAGCCGTGACGATACGGGTCTAGTTTTTCGGCGAGAATCTTGTCCTCACGAAGAGTAAGCAGTTCAGCGACCTTACCCGCACCAAACTTCTCAGTCAGGGACCTGATGTCCTGAACCGAGGGTGCGACAAGCACCGGATGCGGAGTCGGCTGAAAGTTCATGCAACAGGAGTCATAGACTTCTTTGCGTCGTAGTTCATCGTCACTTTGCTCATCTTACTGACCCTTGCCTTCTTTTCGTTAGCCGGACCCGGAACAGTCATGTCAGTCTGTTCCTGAGATGTGTCGAAGTGAGGACGATAGACAAAGGAACTATCTTCACGTCTTGCCGTAAAATCCTGCATTCCGTCCGTTACTTTCCGGACGTTATTAAGTCCCATCAGGAAGTTGGGTTCATACGAACGACCATGGACGGCGTTTTGAACTTCTGAACGTTTCCAATGGATAGCCAGTTGGTCGTATTCTCCCCGCATGGCATCACTAGCCTGACGACGGGCCCCATCAATCGTAGCGTCACCCATCGTGGTAACGTCAACAGAAGCAATATTTCCTGCGGTCTTTTTCAATAACTTTCCAACCATCGGCAACTGTCCAACAGTTTTGTCGATGGCATATTTCCTGACCCTGCTCATTCCAACCTTTCGTCCAGCCTGTTTTCCTCCGACTTCATTTACGGCCTGAACAGCCCCATCAACAACCGACTCAATCATTTCCATTTCGACTGGTTCAGTTTCACGGAGGTATTCCCCGGCTGAAACCAACTTGTTTTGGGCGTCGCTCCAGACCTTTATAGTCTCATACCGGGCACGGGCACCAATGTCCGCCTGAGCCTGAGAACGAAACGGATTGCTACCAGCAAAGCGAATCCCTGTCTCTTTTTCAAGGAAACTGGGCTTGTACTGGTCCTCAGGAGGAAGCGGGGCTCCTCCTACGCCGGGTATCTGTTTATCTGCCATGCTTAAGATTGTTCCCCGTGGAACATTCGGTCAATCACCAACGACCCGGGAACCGGGGGTGGCGGGCGGCCACCAGTCGCTCGCCGTCCCGGCGAAGGGGGACCGTCATGCCGACGGCAAAGTAGTCCGAGTCCCGGACAAGCACGGGCTGGTTCTTGCCGTCGATGTCGACCATGATAAGCCGCTTGTTGCCGTACTTGCCGACGACCTTACCCTCGGACTTGAACAGCGGCTCGTTCTTGATGACTACCGCCTCCGTCTCGTTGAACCCGAACTGGGCCATCAGTTTGGCAAGGCCCTCTTCGGTCCAAACCACGTCCCAATACTTCTGCTGACGCTTGCTCGGAATCTTGGACCAATGCTCGTTCTCCGTGAACATGCGACGCACTTCAAGCAACTGCTCACGGCTCAATCCCAACTTCTCGCAAATCTCTCGTTCGGTCATGTTGCATTCCTTATCCGCTAACAGAGCCTTTAGGTCAAGCAATAATCTGCACACACAGCATCAGTTCTTCTTCTAGCATCAGACCCCACATCCATCCGTGCTTGACACACCCCCCACGTCCCTCCCCTCATACTCCCCTCCTCACGCTCGCTACGCTCGCTTCTTTCGATGACAGTTGGACAAGGCAATCTCCAACTCTCCAGCAAGCCAGCCGGGCTCAGGGCATTTGGAACTAAAAACCTCATGGGGGTGGACCCGTTCGGGCAGGGCAGGCTGGCGGCAACTCGACTCCCCCCCCCCGGGGGGTGGGGGTGGGGGTTTGGAGGGGTTTGGGGGCCGGGAAGGCGGGGAACCCCTACGGGTAGGGGGTGGGGCCGGGTCGACGGCAACCGCCGGGCGACCGGGCAACCCGGCAAACCGGGGGCAAAGGGGGCCGGGCTTCCTTTAAGCCCGTGCCGGGGATGGGGGGACGGGTCCGGGCTCCGGTGTCCGGTCCGGCAACGGCTCCGGGCGACGAGCCGGGGGAGGGGTGGGGGTGGGGTGGGGGTGGGGGTAGGGCCTACCCGGCCAAACGGGGGATGGGCCGGACTTGTCGAAGTGGCAGGGAAAGGGCCTAGCCGGGCGACGGCGACGGGGGCGGGAATCCGGGGGTGTCCTAGCCCGGGCCCTCCGGTCAAAAGGCGTCCTAGGGCAAATGCGGGGGGTGTTTTTTTGGCCGGGTCCGGCCAAACCGGGCCGGGAGGCATCCGGGCACAAAAAAGCCCCGGAGGGAGCCGGGGCTTGTGGGGCGGCCTAGGCGGCCGGGGGGCTAGTCGACGAGCCGGGACGGGTAGACGACCCACTTGCGGCCGAGGGAGTCGACCTTGACCGGGACGCCTAGGACCTTGCGGGCCCGGGCGGCGACGACGACGGCCTCGTCATAATCCCGGAGGGTCAGGGCCGGGACCTCCCGGCCATACATACCCCGGCCCTCATATCCGTCGAGGGGGCCGGAGCCGTAGGCGTCGAAGTCATACCCTTCGGCGTCGGCGGCGTCCCGGAGCCCGGCGGCGGTCCGGGTCCACCGGGGGGAGCCGGGGGAGGCGTCGGCGAGGGCGTCGACGACGGCGGCGAGGGCGTCGAGGGCGGCCCGTCCGGCGGCGAGGTCCTTCCGGACCTCCGGGATGTCCTCGAAGGCGAGGCGGCCTTCGGCGTGAATCTCGGCCCATGCCGTCAGGGAGACGAAGGCGTCGAGGGGGTTCGGGGTGGGTCCGGTGGGCGAGGCCGGGGAGTTGTCGCCCTTGGATGCGGGATGCATAGGACCGACAGCCAAGGCGGGCCTTGCCCCGGTGTCAATCCTCATCCGGAAGTGGCGCCGGGTGTCAGGGAGCCGGGGCACAAAAAGCCCCCGGAGGTCCGAGGGCGAGGGAGGGGGCTTGTCCGGTGTCAGGCCGGGCGGCCGGGCGGCCGGGAGAATTGCCGGAGCCCGAGGGCGGCGTTGCCGATTGCCCGGCGGCCGGGACAGCCGGAGGTCGTTTGCCCGAGGGCGAAGTCGGCGGCCATCAATTCCCGGGCGAGGTCGAGGGCGAGGGTTGCGTTGAGGACCTTGCCGACCTCCGGGTTGTTTTCGGCGAGGACCTCGAACCGGGCACCGGGGTTGCACGGGGCGACGGCCTCCCGGGAGGCAAGGTCGGTTGCCCGGATGAAGTCGCACCGGGCCGACCGGGCGAGGCGAAGGCGGGCCTCGGCTACGGCGACGGCCTCGTCGGCTTCCCGTTCGAGGGAGTCGAGGACCCGGTCGACCTCCCATAAGGCGGCGGCATAAACCTCGCCGACGGCCTTGACGGCGTCGACGGCTTCCCGGAAGGCCGGGCCGTCGTGGGCGGTCCCTAGCCCGGGGGAGGCGAGGGCGTCCCGGAGCCGGAGGGCGGCGACGGCCCACCCGGCGGGCGGGGTTGCGGTTGAGGTGGCCGAGGGCGAGGCGGCGGGGGAGCCCGGGGTTGCGGGATGCATAGGACCCGCAATCAAACCGGGGCCGGGGGCTAGGTCAAGCCCTATCCGGGAATAGCCCAGGCATGGGGCTCCGGCGGCCGTCCGGGCGAGGACCGGAAAAGGGGGAGGGGTAGGGGTCAGGCCGCCCGGTCAAAGGGCTTCCTAGGCAATCCTCGAAAGGGTTTTTTCGGCCGGGAAGGGCAAAAGGCCCGGTTTGGGCGTCCGGGCACAAAAAGCCCCCGGAGGGCCGGGGGCGGGTTTGACGGGCTAGGGGGCCGGGGCTATTCCCACGGCTCCGGGGCCGTGCAAGTCTCCGACCCCGGGAAGGGTTCAAGGGAGAGTTCGGCGTCGACCTCCGGGGCGGCCGAATAAGCCGGACGGGCTTCCCGGTCGCCGCCGTCCCGGGTGGGGATGCGGGAGCCGGGGAGGGTCAGGCCCATCCGGTCGGCGGCGTCCCGGGCGAGGGCGAGGGTTGCCGGGGATGAGACGGCAAGGGCGTCGACGCAAAAGTCGTCGACCTCGCCGGGGAGGGCGAAGGTCGCCCGGAGGGTTTTCCGGGTCCAAGTCCAACCGCCTTCCTCCGGGCCGCCGTCCCGGACTTCGACCGAATAGACGGAAAGGAAGCGGGCGGCGGGATGGGCGACGAGGGGCTCCGACTTGCCTTCGGCGACGGCGTCGACGACCCGGACGGACGGGAAGGCCGCCGGGTTGCCGTCGACGAGGGAGGCCCCGGCCGAATAGATGTCCCGCATCCGGGCGGCGGCCCGGACCTCCCGGGCGAGGAAGCGGACAAAGGCCCGGGCGAGGGCGGCGTCTTGCCAATCGGCCCGGGGTTGCCCGTCAAGGGCCCACTCCCGGAAAAGGTGAAAGGACCGGGCCTCGTCGTCGGCGAAGGAAAGGTAAAGTTTGCCTTTCTCGTCGAGCCCGGCGGCGAGGGCGTCGGCCCGGGCGACGGCTTCCCGGAGGGCGTCGAGGCCCCGGGCATAGGCGACATCCCCGGGGACAGTCCGGTAAAGGTCCGACCGGAGGAAGTCGAGGACCGGGAGGGCGAGGTCATAAGGACCGGAGCCGTAGCGGACCCGGACGCCTAGGGCGTCGGCGAGGGTTTGGAGGTGGGGATTGGCCGGGGACGAGGCGGCGGGATTATCGTCCGGGGATGCGGGATGCATAGGACCGCCGTTGTATTACGGCCTAGGGGCCGAGGTCAAGCGGGAAAGAAAAAGCCCCCGGCCGGGTGGCCGAGGGCGTGGGGGTCAGGCGTCGAGGTCCCGGGCTCGTTTCTCCCGGAGCCAAGCGGCCCCGGCGAGGCGGCCGCCTAGGTCCCGGAAGCCAAGCCGCCAAAGGACCCGGCCGAGGAAGTAAAGGGCGGCGGTCATGTATGGGCGTAGCCGTCCCTTTCGATTCCGTAGACGATTGCCCGGCCCGGGATGGGAACCATAAGGCAAGCCGTCGACGGGTTGCCGACCTCCGGGGCGGCCCCGGCCATAAGGTCGACTAGGTCGACTTTCCAGCGGGCCGCAAGCCGGACGAGGGCGAGGCGTTGAGGGTTGGTCAGGGGGTAGACAAAGCCCCGGACGAGGGCGGTGGGGGAGTCGGCGAAGGCGTCCCGTTCGGCGAGGGCCTCCCGGACGCCCTCGGCCCACTTATGGGCGTCGGCCCATTCGGCGAGGACCGGGGGCAAGGGCTCCGGAAGGGCGTTGTTTGCCTCCCGGATGCGTTGAGCCAATTCCCGGGCCCCGTAGGTCGTCAAGGTCGACGGGATAAAGGCCCCGCACTTGCCGCAGTTGCAAGGGGCGTCCGTTTCCTGAATCGAATAAAACGGGCCCTTGTGATTCCCCTCCGGGTCCCGGTCCGGGAGCCCTTCGGCACAAGCCGGGCAAAAGAGGTCGGCGAAGTAAATGAAGGCAATGGGGCTCATTTTACTTCCTCCCTTCCGACGACGACGGGATGGGCCGGGACGAGGGCGAGGGCCTCCCGGATGAGGTCGACGGCGTGGGACACCGGGACCGGGTCCGGGTGGCCGAGGGCGTCGAGGGCGAGGGATAGGGCGACCCGGAGGCGGGCGGCCGGGAGGCCCCGGTCGAGCCCGGCGGCGAACCCGTTGAGGTAGGCGGCCGCCTCGGCTTTGCTCCGGAGGACCGGGCCGTCGACGGCGTTAAAGTCGGCGACGCCTAGGCCGGACTTCCGGCCCTTCGTCAAGGCGTCCGGGCCGACCCGGAACCGGGTCCCGTCGCCGGGGTTCCAACGGCCGAGGCCGAGGCCGAGGAAGCCCGCCGCCCGGCGGAGTTCGGTCGTCGAGAGGCCCCGGGCCTGAATCGGGTAATTCACTTGTTCCCCCTTTCGATTGCGTCGACGAGGCGACGGAGGCGGACGGCGGCGGCGTCGGCGTTGGCGGTGAAATATTGGAACCCGAGGGGCCCCGTCATCCGGGTGAAGGCGACGAGGTCGTCGAGGGCGACGAGGGCTCGGGCGACATCCCGGCCAACGGCCCGGAGGGTTGCCTTCGCCTTGTCCCGGTTCGGACGGCCCCGGCCGAGGAAGGCGAGGGCGAGGGTTGCGGAGTGGGCAGGGCGTCCGGCCCCGGTGCGGCGGCCACCTTTACCCGGGCCGTGGGATGTGATGCGGTATTGCATAGGACCTCCATGTATTACAAGGTCGGGGCGAATTGCAAGCGGATTTATTCGCCTCTTTTTTCGGCCCGGTTTTAGGTCCAGAAAAGGGAAGGGGGACGGCCTTCCGGCCGCCCCCCTTTTGTCTATGCATCCCCGGGAGGTCGTCCCCCGGGAAAGGTCAGGCGTCCGGCCATTCGAGGCGGGCGGCGAGGCGGCAAAGGTCCTCGGCTCCGACTAGGTGGCATCCGATTCGGAGAAGGGAGGCCCCGGAGCCGGACGCCCGGGCGGCGGTGTCGGCGACTTGATACCCGGTCCAACTGTAATGTCCGGCCGACCGGGACGCCGGGAAGTTGAGGGCGACGGGTTCGGCGGCGGCCGCCTTGACCTCGGCCCCGTGGCGGGACCACAAGGCCCGGATAAGGGTCAGGGGCACGGCCGCCCCGTCGGAGGTCCGGAGGTCCTCGCCGACGGCCCGGACAAGTTGACGGCCAAACCGGGCGGTCCGATTGCCTCGGCCATAAGGGAGGCCGACGGCATCCCGGAGCCGGAAGAGGCGGGGCATGAAGTCGGAGACGGGCTTGCCGAAAACATAACGGACCGGGGCCTTCGGATAAGGCGGGAGATAACCGGAGAAGGCAAACGACGGACAAACCGCCTTGACCCCGTCGACAAACCCGGACCCGTTTCTATTCGCCGCATAAGGGTCGAGGTTTGACCCATAACGGGCGAGGGATTGGAGGGCGGCGACGAGGCGGTCGAGGGCGTCGGAATCTTCGGCCGCCGGGGCGTCGGCTCCGGTCGTCTCATAACGGACAACGGCGGCAAGGGCGGCGTCGGCCTGACTCCCGCCGACAACCGAACGGACAACGGCGGCAACGGCGGCAAGGGCTCCGGCCGCCTCGGCCATCCAAGAATCTTCCTCCCGTTCAAACTTCCGGCGGGCGTCCTTCCCGGCTTGTTCGGCGGCGGCCTGACGGCGGGCGGCCTTGGCAAACGATTCGGCAATCTTCCCGAAGTCGACGGCGGCGAACGGCTCCGGTTCGTCGGCGAGGAAGGTCCTCCAATAAAGCAGGGCCTGACTGAACAACTCCCCGGCCATTACCGGAGCAAACCGAACGGACTTGCGGCCGGACTTGGCCGCCTCGTCGATAGCACGGCCGAGAATGTGGGCGAGGTTTTCCCGGTGGGCCTGACGGCCGGGGCCGCCAATCGTCGAGCCGACATTAGGGACGGAGAAGAAAACGGAACCGAGGTCAACGGGCTGGTCGTTAATGCAACGGAGGACCTCCGGGATGGTTTCCCGGCGGCCGTCCCAATGGGATTCCCGGTCAAAGGTCGCCGGGTTCGGGATTGCCCGGAGGGCGTTCGAGATAAGGCGGGAGGTCGTCGTCGAATAGTTGCGGGAGTTGAACAAGTAGACCCGGCAACCCTGCGAAGTGAAAACCTCGGTTCGGAAGCCGACAGTCGTCGAATAGGAAACGAGACGAATCCCGTCCGGCGTCCGTTCAACCGACGACGAACGGCTCCGGACATCCCGAAGGATTCCGTTCGCCCACAGGTGGGGGATTTCTCCGGTGGGGTAGACTTGACGGAGGCGGGGGGTTTTGCCCTTGTCGGCGGGCTGGCCGTTGTTTGCGGGATGCATAGGACCGCCTTTGTAATACAAGGCCCGGACGGAAGTCAACAGGCAAAAAAAAGAAAAGGCGGGAGCCCCCACGGCTACCGCCCGGCCATGCGGCCTTTCCCA